TCAACCAACAAGTACTTACTCAACAGCTAATACATATTGGCTAGACACAGATGCTAGTAAGTATGGTATTCATGTATGGAATAGTACAAGCGGATTATGGGAATATAAAAAACCAACAGTAGAAGTGATTGCTGGTGCGGCAGGAACAGTACCAGCGGCGACAGTTGTAACTGGCGGTTATCATGTAGTGATTTCAACATCAAGTAACAGTATTGAATATTATAAAGAAAGTGGAGCGGCATGGGTAACAGCAGGCGCAACACTTAAAGAACATTATAATCCTCCCGTAACTCCATCTAACGGCGATGTTTGGGTTAAAACAACTTCACCAGGAAATGGTGTAAGCATTGCAATTAGTAAGTTTATTGAAAGTGCATGGACACCACAAACAGTAGTTGGTGTAAGTGATGGATCAGATAATACAGACATCACTACATTCGTTCCACAAGATGCATCAAGTGCAACAGCATTAACATCAAGTGCAACAGCAGGCGGAGTACTGTTAGGAAAAGCCGTAGATCAAATTGATATTACTATTGTAAGTGCATTAGGAGCACCTATAGCTATAGCTACATCAATATTAGCACAAATTGCAACACCAACAGCAACAGCAACAGTTGGTCAATATTGGTTTGATAACACAGTTGATAGTTTAGACATTTATACTAGTAATGGTTCTGCATGGACCGCAGCAGCTGATGTACAATATAGCACAACAGCACCAACAACAGACACCTTAGGCGCCGCATTAGCGGATGGTGATATTTGGGTCGACACAACATTAGCAAGCGGTGCTAATGCCCGTGACTATCCTAAAATTTATCAGCATAATGGTTCTGCTTGGGTTAAACATTCAAATAGTGACCAAACAAGCGCAAACGGTGTATTGTTTGCTGACATTGACGACACTAAAGGCGGCGGTGCTGGTATTGCAGGTGCTCCAGATGCGACAATTTATCCAGATGGAATGCTTGTAGTTAATATGGCACAAAGTAGAAATACAGTACGTAGTTGGAACGGCACAGCATGGAGAAATGCAGCGGCTAATCATTCAGATGGTAGTGGCGCTTTTGGTAGACATGCACAACGTAAAGTTATAGCGGCTGGCATGCAAGCAGTAGTAGCAGGTGCAGATTTACGTGAAGATCAGTACACATATAGTCTACTAGCGGCACCTAATTATCCTGAACTAACCGACGAACTAGTAACACTAAACAGTGATCGTGGCGAAACTGGTTTTATCATTATTGATACACCAATGCGTAAAAATGCAACTGAAGCACTTGCTTGGGTTAAAAATACCGCAGTAGCTACAGAAAATGGTGAAGATGGACTAGTAACAAATAACACATATAGTGCTGCATACTATCCAGCAGGTAGCTCAACTGAGCCAGTTGCAGGTAAAACAGTAATTGTTCCACCAAGTCATATGGCACTTTATACATTTGCATATAATGACAACATTAGTTTCCCATGGTTTGCACCAGCAGGATTAACACGTGGTGTTGTACAAAACGCAAGTGCAGTTGGTTTTATTACTAGTGAAGGTGAATTTAAAGCAATTACACTAACACAGGGCCAGCGTGACACTATGTATACAGCCAAGCTAAACCCAATTACAACATTTACTGGACAGGGCACAGTTATATATGGACAAAAAACACTAGCAAGTACAACTACTGCACTTGACCGTATTAACGTAGCACGTTTAGTTGCTTACTTGAGAGAGCGTTTTGACAATATTGCTAGACCATTCTTGTTTGAACAAAATGATGCACAAACTAGAGCAAGAGCAAAACAAGTATTTGAACGCTTCCTTGCAGACATTTTAAGTCGTAGAGGCGTAACAGATTTTGCAGTTGTTTGTGATACAAGTAATAACACACCAGCACGTATTGATCGTAATGAACTTTATATTGATGTAGCAATTGAGCCAACTAAGTCAGTAGAATTTATTTACATTCCAATCCGTATTGTTAATACTGGTACACTATCTAACGTATAAAAAAACTAAAATAACTACAAACTTAATGGGCGCCAAGTGCGTCCATTTTTTTTCACTGATTTCTTATAAATAGTATTAGCTAGTATAGAGGAGACTAACATGGCAGTTTTAACAACACTTGGTGTTCCAGATAATGCAGGGAATACCACTACTATTATGCCAAAATTACAATACCGTTTTAGAGTTACTTTTGAAGGTGACGTCTTTAGTGCAACACCAACTCGAAACGTTATTAGTACAAGTAGACCTGGATTAACACACGAACAAATTCCAGTTGACGCATACAATAGTAGAATTTATTTGGCAGGTAAACATACATGGGAACCTGTAAGCATAGTATTACGTGACGACATTGATGGAGTTACAATAAGAGAATTAAATGCACAACTTAATAGACAAGTTGATCATGCTAATCAAAGTTCAGTAAGAGCCGGCGCAGGTTATAAATTTACAACAAGATTAGAAACACTTGATGGCGGTAACCCGGCTCCAGGCGTATTAGATACATTTGAACTAAGTGGATGTTACATTACAAATATTCAGTATGGTGACATGGCATATGCAACAAGTGATCAAGTACAAATTACAGTGCAAATTCAATATGACAATGCAGAAGTATATGATGCTAGTGGCAATGCAACACTAACTGGTGCAACTGTAGATAATACAGCAGTTAATGCAACCGGATAATAACTAATGGGATTAACTTCTACTACTGGCCCGTATAATGCAGCGGCAGAGAGTTATGGTGTTGATGACGCCATAATGTTCAAGAAACCAAGACAGAAATTTAACTTTTCCGTTAATATGGTAATTGACTCTGCCGCCACACTATCTGATGCGAATTACGGTAAATCATTCATATTTGATAGAGTGGCAAGTGTAGACCTGCCTAGTTATCAATATAATGTGACACGACTGAATCAATACAATCATCAAAGATTTATAACAACGAGACAAGAAATTGCGCCAGCAACGATTGTTTTTTACGATACTGTTGATAGTCAATTTCAAAATTTACTTACTGATTATGCCAATTATTATTACTCACAAGGGCTGAGTAAGCTCGACATACCATTTGCATCAAATGCTTCTACAGAAAACATTCAAACACCAAGCGGACTTAATGCAGTCGAATCTGCAGGACGTTTTTTCTTTAATACAATTTCTGTTGGAACACTTGACACTCGAGACGCTGGTGCGGTAACTGGAAGGGTATGTGAAATGGTTAATTGTATGATTACTAACGTAACACACGATAATTTAGCATATGCAGACAGTTCACCAATTACATGGACTGTACAGATTCAACCAGAGCACGTTGAATTTAGAAACTTGTAATTGATATAAATACGTATATAATGGCATCAAAGTTTCAACAAGGTATATTTACACCTAAAAACCTATCTAGATATATTGGTAAACACTCTCCGAGATATCGCAGTGGATGGGAATTAAAGTTCATGCGTTTTTGTGATACACATCCAAGTGTAGTTGCATGGGCAAGTGAATCACATAGAATACCTTATTTTAACCCTGTTAAAAATAAACAAACAATGTATGTACCAGACTTTTTTATTGTATACGAAGATGTAGATAAAAAACGACATGCTGAGTTTATAGAAATTAAACCTGCTGGACAAATACTTGGCAATGCCAGAAGTCCAGCACAAAAAGCTGCCGCTGTCGTAAATGAAGCAAAGTGGCAAGCGGCAAAGTTATTTGCACAAAGACAAGGTGTTGGATTTCGTGTATTAACTGAAAACGAACTGTTTAATAATCCAAAAAAAATAAAAAGGCGAAAAAAATGAGCAAAAAAATTGAAGAAGTGTTTAATATGTCAAGTACAAGTGCGCCAGAACATACAACTGAAGAAGAAATTGGCTTTGATATAGAAAAACTACAAGAAACAATGGCAACTGCGGATAAAATTGACCAAGCACTTCCAGCAGTACGTGATTTAGAAACGTTAGACAAAGATATGGATGATTATGCACAGCAGGCAATGGATGCGTTTAAGGATCTTATGGATCTCGGACAAAACGTAGAAGATAGACATGCCGCTCCAGTGTTTGATAGTGCAAGTAAAATGATGACAAATGCCATTACAGCTAAAACAGCAAAGATGGATAAAAAATTAAAGATGATTGAGATGCAAATGCGTAAACGTAAATTGGATCTTGAGGAACGAAAAGTTGAAATGCAACTTGCCAAAATGAATGATACCCCTGTTGATGGTGAACCAATTGAAGGCGCCGCAGAAGAGTTTGATCGTTCAAGTTTGATCAATGATATCATGGCGAAAGTTAAAGAAAACAATAATAGTGATAAATAAATGTAAGATAGGAATAGTAAGATGAAAAGTTTACAACAGTATTTAACGGAATCTGAAAAGACATATAACTTTAGGTTACGTACAGTAGCCAATATGACAAGTGAGCAATTGGATAAATTGGAGCAACACTTAGCACGTTACAACGTGGATAAAGTTACGGCACCAAAAACAAGTATTATTCAAAAGAGTCCTGCAGGTTTTGGTGATATTGGACCAAGTGCAGTGTCTACTATGGAAATTTCAACACACTTACCATGTACACCAAACGTAATGCAAGAAGAAATTGCTGCTGCAACTGGTGTACCGATTGGTGCTCTTAGAGTATATAATGAGGGCGAGTTTATTGACGAAGAAGAAATGATTGAAGAAGAGACTACTGATGAGGACGGCAAAAGTGTATTAGCAGATGCTGATTACAGTGAAGCAGAAAAAGTGGACCATAAAGATAATTTTGGTAATGAATTTGTTGCCAATTTTGTTAAGAACTTACCTAAATCAGAACTAGCAAAAGAATATAAGGTATAAAAAAATGGATTTAAGAGATTTAGTAAAACTAGCAGGCATCGTAAACCCAGAGCTTCTTAACAGAATTGATGCAACTCCTGAAGTAGAAGAAGCAGATGGTGGCAAATTTGAACTTGCAACAACTGCGCCGGACGAACAAGTAATGGACGATCCGATGCAATCAATGGGTAGTGACGTAGACACAAGTTTACGCCGTTATTTAAAAGCAAGAGGCGACCATGTAACTGTAGACGAGGAAGTATATCCAGATCATACTGTAGACAGTGTAAGTGAAGCATATGCGTCTTTTAAAGCAGAAGGCAGTTACGGCAAAAAGAAAACGTACAATGAGGCGACTAAAGGTTGTGCTGATTGTGAATACATGAAAGACGAAACCGACGGTGACATTGATACATGTGATGAGTGTGCCGCTGAAGAAAGAGCGAAAGCAAATGAATCTGCTGTCGAAGAAGGTGCAGAAGATCGTGCACGTTATGACGCAGATGAAACACCACGTGGTGAGAAAAAGAAAAAAGTTTCTCTTAAAAAAGCACCATGGGAAAAAGATGACGACGATAAAGAAAAAACAGACGAGCATAGCGATCTAGATAGACTTAGAACACTATCAGGTACACCATCTATATCAGAAGACCAAGGCAAAGTAGGATACATGGAAATGTTCTTTACAGACCGTGATGGTGGTGAAGTTAGTCAAGAAGTTGAAGTTACACTCAAAGACGGCAAACTAGACGTTACTGGTCCTATGCCAGGTCCAGAAGATGACTTGTATTGGGATGATGCAGATATCGAAGAGCAACTACGTGATGCTATGCAAGATATGAGCGTTATTAGTTGGATGAATGAAGACACAATTGATGAAGCAGATATTGAAGAAAATGCATTTAACCAAGCGGCGGCTGCGGCGGCTCGTGCAGGTAAAGACAGTTTTGAGTTTGGTGGTAAAACACACAAAACTACAATGAAAAAAGACACTGCACATAAACTAGATGACGATATCGACGTATTAAGACAGTTGGCAGGACTATAACAATGGCACATTCAAAAATAGATAACACATTTAATGGTGCAATGGATAAGTTAAAAGAACTTAGTAGTGTATTTCGTGAAGGCGGAAAACTAGAAGATGCATGTGGCGACGATTGTGATTTAGGCAGTGTAAGATCTGCTTTTGAAAAGCTAATGGGCGAAATGCGTGAAGCACATACTGAAGCTACTATGGAAGAATCAGTTGACGAAGCGGAAGGATCAATACCATATCGAGATATTCCAGAGCGATTACCTGACGGCAGACTAAACCCAGATCATCCGTTTAACTATGGTAAACGCCCGGGTGATAACCGTACAATCCCAGAGCCTAAATTTAAAAGCAGACCACAGCCGATAAATTCCAAAACACGACCACAGCCGTTAGGTATGAGACCTGAAAGTGTCGAAGAAACAGGCATGGGCGCACCAGATTATAACCCATCACGTGGTGAGTATGATAGTAACCGTGAATACGGTATGTTTAGTGACGAAGGTAATGCTGAAGTTGCAGAGATTGTAGACGATATTGTTAAAAGAC